ACAGCTTATAGAAAAGGAGTGTTAGATTATGGACAATAAAGTATATGTTTCTGTAAATTCTTCAACGGCTAATCCGCCTTCACATGTTTCACGTGTTGAACATTTGGATAAAATTATAGCTAATTCTGTCACTGCAGATATTATGGTCAGATGTGCTATTTGTGAAGAGCATGTTTCTATGAACTCTAATGATTATAGGACTCAAGGAGTTTTTATTTGTGATAAATGTAAGGCGGCTATTAAGCACGTCAGAGATTATTTAGAAAATGGAGGAAGTGTAACATGATTATTGGAATTGTTTGTGTAGATCGAAACTTTGGCATCGGTAAAAAGAATGACCTTCTTTTTCATCTAAAGAAGGATATGGAGTTTTTTAAGAATACTACTATGGATAGTATTGTATTCTGTGGATATAATACTCTCTTGAGTTTTCCAGGAAGTAAGCCACTGAAGCATCGTTCGACTATTTGCCTTTGTCCTGAAGGCATTGAAAGAGACGACTGCTTCTGTATTCATGATTTTAATACCGCAGTACAGCTTGTTAAGGAGCTTGCTAAGACTAAAAATGTGTATGTGATCGGTGGAGCCATGCTCTATAAGTCGATGCTTCCTTACTACGATGAGGTGCTTGTGACTAAAGTAGATGCTGATGGCGGAGCAGAGGTTTTCTTCCCTAATCTTGACGAGTGTACTGAGTTTATAGCTCGACGTGTGTCAAGTTGTGAAGACATGGGATATGATACTAGTTTTTGGACTTACAAAAGAAAATAAGGTATTAAGGAGAAACAAGTGTTAGATTTTTGTAAAGAGCTTCCTGGTGTTTGGAGCTGGGGTGAAGATGTTCCATTTCCAGATATTATAGAATATCTTACATCCTCTGAAAATAATAAAAGTAAAAACTTAAAGCTGGTACATATTGCAAGTAATTTTTATCAGTATTGTACTGCATATGGTCTTAATGACGAACATAAGCAGGTAGTTAAAAAACTTTATGAGAATAAACAACCAATTAATGATCAAGTTATTTTGGATATGGCGTTAAAGCATATCACAGTATTTATAAATGATGAATATTGTGTAGAAGAGGCTATACTTAATAGTGAATATGGAACACGCTATAAATTACAATACTATAATAATACTCATAGCGGGCTTGGGCGGCCATTAACTTGGGAAGAACTACAGGAGCCTGATTTTATCAATGAAGATGGTTATTTGTTCGAAGCTAAGATGTGTTGGGAAGCTAATGCATCTAAATTTACTAGCGATGCAAATATAGATTATGAAATTGACCCAGAAAACTTTAATGAAAAAGAGTTTTTAAAAGCCTTTAATAAGTTACCTCAGGCTAAAGCTATGCATAAGGCTCCGTTATGTTTCTGTTTAGTAAAGAAAAAGGCAACTTTTGGTTATGTAATCGGTATTAAAATACAAAAGGTTAATGGAGTCAATTGTGGTGTTAGTGCGAAGTTTCTCGGTCCATTAAAGGTGGATTACTTTAGAGCAAACTCAAAGTTTATTTAAAATTTTAAGCTAAAATAATTACCCCTATAAAAGAAAGGAGTAAAATATATGTTACATTTACATCATAGTGGCTTTGTAGAAGGCCCTTGGGTTGATAGCATTGATGTAAGAGATTTTATTCAAAAGAACTATAAACCTTATTACGGAGATGCTACTTTCCTTGAAGGTCCGACAGAGCGCACTAATAACCTAATGAAAACTGTTCAGCTTCTTTTTGAAGAGGAGCGTTGTAATAACGGAGTAAGAGCTATTGATACTGAGATAGTAAGTTCGCCAACAGCTTATGAACCTGGATATATTGATATAGATCAAGAAATTATTGTTGGCCTACAAACAGATGAACCGCTTAAAAGAGGTGTTGCTCCATTTGGCGGTATTAGAATGGCAAGACAGGCATGCGAAGCTTACGGCTACAAGCTTAGTCCAAAAATCGAAGAAGAGTTTAAATATCGTACCACTCACAATGATGGCGTTTTCAGAGCCTATACGGAGGAAATGCGAGCAGCTAGAAAGTCACACGTAATCACAGGGCTTCCTGATGCCTACGGACGCGGTCGCATTATCGGTGACTATCGTCGTGTTGCTTTGTATGGTATTGATAAGCTTATTGAAGAAAAAATTAAAGATAGAAAAAAGCTAGCTTCAGCTACTTTTAATACTGACACAATCCGCTTAACTGAAGAGCTCCATCAGCAAATTGCGTTTCTTGGTAAAATTCAAGAAATGGCAAAGCAGTACGGTTTTGATATTAGCCAGCCCGCTAAAAATACAAGAGAAGCTATTCAGTGGACCTATTTTGCCTATCTCGCTTCAATTAAAGAGCAGAATGGTGCAGCAATGAGCCTCGGTCGTGTTTCTACATTTTTTGATATTTACGCTGAAAGAGACATTGCTCTTGGGGTTTTTACAGAGCAGGAAGTACAAGAGCTGTTTGATGATTTTGTAATTAAGTTACGACTGGCTAGACACCTTAGAACACCTGAGTATAATGAGCTGTTCGGTGGTGACCCTATGTGGATCACCGAGGCAGTCGGCGGTATGGGTGAGGACGGAAGAACCCTTGTTTCTAAATCAAGTTTCAGAATTTTGAATACTTTGTATAATCTAGGTCCTGCTCCTGAGCCAAACTTGACAGTTTTGTGGTCTGAACAGTTACCAAAGCCATTTAAAGAATTCTGTGCTAAAGTTTCTATTGATACTGACTCTATTCAGTATGAAAATGATGATATTATGAGGCCTGAGTATGGTGATGATTACGCTATCGCTTGTTGTGTTTCTGCAATGAAGATTGGCAAACAAATGCAATTTTTTGGAGCTAGATGTAATCTTCCTAAGCTTCTTTTAATTGCCTTAAATGGTGGTTATGATACTACTTCCGATATTCATATAGGTCCTCAAATGGCTATTATGGATGGCGAAGTCTTAGACTACGAAAAAGTAAATGAAAGACTTGATATTTATATGCAGTGGTTATCTCATTTGTATGTAAATACTATGAACGTTATTCATTATATGCATGATAAATATTGCTATGAGAAAACTCAAATGGCTTTACATGATACTGATGTACATCGCTTTATGGCTTTCGGTATCGCTGGCCTATCAGTTATTACTGATTCTATGAGTGCAATTTTAAAAGCAAAAGTTGAGCCAATTAGAGATGATAGAGGTTATATCATAGATTTTAAAACTACTGGTAACTTCCCTTGCTATGGAAATGATATTGATGAAGTAGATTTTATAGCGAAAGATATTTCTCATCGAATGATTACCTATCTAAGGCAGACGCCAGCATATAGAAATGCTGAACATACATTATCTATTCTTACTATTACTTCTAATGTAATGTACGGTAAACACACTGGTGCAACTCCTGATGGACGAAAAGCTGGTGAGCCTTTTGCGCCAGGTGCTAATCCAATGCATGGTAGAGATTGGACTGGACCTTTAGCTTCACTCAATTCAGTAGCAAAGCTTTCGTATGATGACTGTAGAGATGGCATTTCTAATACTTTCTCAATTATTCCATCAGCGCTAGGCCATTCTGTTGAAAATATGGTTTCTAACTTAGTGGCAATTCTTGATGGTTATTTTAAACAAAAAGCACATCACCTTAATGTTAATGTTATGAATAGAGAAACACTCCTGGATGCATATGATCATCCGGAGAAATATCCAAACTTAACAATTCGTGTAAGCGGTTATGCAGTCCACTTTAATAAGCTTTCACGCGCACAGCAAAGAGAAGTAATTAGTAGAACTTTCCATAGTATGTGAGGTAATTTATGCAACAAAACAAAAAGCTGACACCATGCTCATTTTGTGTGTATCACACTGCTTCCGGCTGTAGCGCTAAACCAAATAGTGCTTATTGTACAGAAGCTAAAAATGAATATTGGCAGTACATAAATAATAAAAAGCAACCACAAGTAAAATCGTTAAGAAAATGGGACACAAAATAAAAATGTGCTTGAATTAATTAGCTAAATTAAATAAGGAAGCTGAAAAGTTTCCTTATATTGATACAAGCATAATAAACTCAAGCGATACTAAAAGATACCAAAAGATAAATTAAAAGATACCTTTATAATAAAATATAAGATACCTATAATTTAATACTTTTATATCTTTTTAAGTAGCCGCTCGGGAAATATTCTGGGCGGTTTTATTTTTATCTTATAGCAAATTTTCAAAAAACTACACTGTATTATATTATATAAAAATTATTTAAAAGGAGAATTAAACCAATGATTAAATTTTTTATTGAACCAGGTTATGATGTACAGGCACCCGAGAGAGACTACGGAAACGGTGGAGTAGACTTTTTTATTCCTTGCTACACAAAAATCTTTGAAGATGCTTTTGAAGCAAAGAATATTCCTGATAATGCCTTCATTTGTACTGATAGCACTGGTAGAACCGTAATTCGTATTATGCCACACGGTCGTGCAAATATTCCTTCTGGCGTACGTAGTTTTATTTCTACTAACGTAGCACTTGAAGCACAGAATAAGTCAGGTATTGCAACTAAGTACGGTCTTGTTTATGGCGCGTCTGTTGTAGATGCAAATTATCAGGGTATTATTCATATTTCACTTATTAATACTACTAATCAGTCAGTAGACCTTCCGCTTGGAATGAAGGCAGTACAATTTTTGCCTAGGCTTATCGATATTTCTCCTATTGAAGTGTATAATAATATGTCGCTTGATGAGTTCTACAAAGACTTTGAGTTTTCCAATCGTGGAGAAGGAGCTTTCGGTTCAACAGGCGTTTAAGAAATATCTCGGAGGAATTTAAATGTCAACTTGTTTTTTGTATGAAGTTTGTAATCACAAAGACTGTGATAAAGACTTTTGTCTCAGAAAATATAAAATGGACTCGCTATACTCAGCAGCTCTTATGACAGAGAGTAAGAAGAAGCATATTACTTTGAGAGTAGATGAGGACGGAACAGACCTTGAGCAGTTTAAGCAGCTTGCAGCTATTGAGCAGGATATTGTTAATTTTATCGGTAGTGGTAAAAACTTGTATCTTCACTCAGCTAATTGTGGAAATGGTAAAAGTTCATGGAGTCTTCGTTTGGCAGAAGCTTACTTTAATAAAATTTGGGCACGAACAGAGGTAAAGTGCCGTGTACTGTTTATTAGTGTACCAAGATTCTTACTGGCGCTCAAGGATGATATTACAACTAAAAATGCGTATGTAGCATATATCAAAGAAAACGTTTTGGAAGCAGACCTTGTTATTTGGGATGACATTGCTGCCAAAATGGGTTCAGAATTTGAACTTACTCATTTATTAAATATTATTGATAATCGTCTCGCCCTTGGAAAGTCTAATATCTATACATCTAATTTAAATAGACAGCAGCTTTATAATGCTTTGGGTGAGAGACTTACAAGCAGAATTGCAAATATGTCAATAGACATTGAGCTTTTCGGCGCAGATAAAAGAGTTTTAAAAATTGGAGGCTAAACAATGATTGCACAATTTCAGATTATTAATAAAGTACTCCAGAACAAAGATTATTCTTTTATCACTTTAAATAACCTTACTGCTGATCACTTCTATGGATATAAGGCAGAATATGAGTTTATTAAGGCTCATTATAATACTTATCATACCGTTCCTGATCGCCTTACTTTCGTTCAGCACTTCCCTGAATTTGTTATTCAGGATGTAAATGAGCCTGATAATTATTTGATTGAGCAGCTTTATAACGACTACAATCAGAGTTATCTTGCTACTCGTCTTAATAACTTAAAGAGGCTTTTGGAAGCCGACGATACTACTGGAGCAATGCAGTATTTCAAGGATTCTCTTGATAAGCTTCACACGGGCTCAGCACTTCAGTGCACTGATATTATGTCAGATACTTCAAGATATGATCGTTATCTTGATATGATTGCAAATCAGTCTAAATACTTTATTTCTACTGGCTTCCCTGAGCTTGATAAGATTATTACA